GGCATTTTTTGAGCCAAGCCACCGAAGCATACGTGTCTGCCATGAGTGGCGCAGATGTCGAGTCATACATATTTCCGCGTATCCGGGAGATTCTGACTGGTGGAATTTCTGGAATTCGAGAAGCATACATTAATGAGTTGAGAGTCTGTGAAAAACTCATTCAATGGAGAAATGGATCAGACAATCAAGTTGACAGTACAAATGATGCATCTGTGAAAGGTATGGTATTTCACAGAGTATCTGAGAGGAATGAATTGCAGAATAGATACGCCGGATTATACGACGATCTTTTCAAATTGAATAACAATAATGTTGATATCGACGTGATCACTAAACATGATGAGACGATTGATAAAATAATCTCAAAAGAGTTGAAATCTAAAATGTGGTACGAGTTGAACGATGAAGACATTCATTCATCGTTGTTGCCTGAATTTCAGATTCAGACTTTAGATGATTATTATGATAATATGAAAAAATATCTTTCTCAAGATGATCGTGATGAGAAAGGAAATGACAACAGAGAAGAAGAAGACGTTAAAAATAGAAATGATAACGTAACACGAATACAATGGCAAACGCTTATGGAGAAAGACAGAAAAGTCAAGCTCCATGATGATTTATCATTCTCAAATGAAGTAGAAACTAGTCTATCTACTTATATTAACTTACGAACTAAGGAAGAGATGGATCCAAGGTATGTATATCATCCAGTTCCTGCTTTATTTATAACTCTTACATTACTGAAAGTACTTACGGGAGGGAAAGCATTTTCGTATGGCGTACGCTATCTTGAGAAGCTTTGTAAAACAATATCTAAAGGGGAACGCAGCCTAGCTACATACCCTGCGATCTTCGGGTCTAATGGTGAATTAGTAGCGACTAGATTATACTCTCATTACGCCATAAAAATGAGGCTTATCCTGAACAACATGACATATTTATTGACTTATAAATCATGTCATGAGTTTAAGGATTTTTATATTGATGTAAACGATGAAGTCTTGTTATACATGCTTGAAAACCCTAATGGTGGAAGGGATTTGAAGAAAGCAGTGACTAGACTTAATCTATACTACGGGTTACGGTATAATCCAAAAACTACTGATTCATTAAAAATCATTGATGGAGTTGATTATCATCACGAGCATCCGAAGTACTCGGATAGGAGTTATGATGCCCCAATTATTGAACCTGAAAATCATTTCTCTGCCTCCGAGCAGTGTTATGAGCATAACGCTAAGTTATTGAACCAAGCCGTATATTCGAAAACCGTCAAAGAATATATTGACAGCGACATTAAGAAAGTTAAAGACCTAAACCTGCCATTATTAACTAAGTTTACAGAAAAATTGGTAGATATGCGGTGTAACAAGTCAATAATTTACGACATTGTATTCATGCGAACTCTACTTAATATGGGAGGCTACTCAAGGTCAAATCAAATTACTGACTTTAAGGGTACCATAGATGACATTACAAAAATGAATGATGAATACCTTTCCGACGTTAGTGAAGGAGGAAAGAGAGCTAAGATGTCTGAATGGATGTATCCAAAGATGGAAGCATGTGGATATGGATTGACCAAGTCCATTTTGAATGGTCAAATGGTGGGAGTTTCGTATCCATCAGCTAGCGAATCCAAGGCGCACATAGAATCGTATATTACACCAAACTCAGCTGGGATAGGTAATCTACGATTTGATGTGGACGTCGGTGGGAAAATGTATAAAGTTAGAACCACGTCAAAATCTGCATTTGTCAATGCTTTGGGAACAAACATTTTTAATATAGACACTATCAGTATGGAGCCGATGTTCCTGTCTGAGTATTTGACTCATTTAAATCAAGATGAGAAAATGCTGTTATATGATAGACGTAAAAATAGACAAATACAAGACATTGAGTTGATGAGGCTATGTGGACAAAATGTTATCGGTTCACGCTCAACTACTGCTTGGAGGCCCGTTAGGCCAATATACATTAATGTCATTCAGGCCCACTTAGCCCAAGCTTTCATAATTGGTCCTCACATAAATGCAACGGTCGGTCGCCAACGTACCCCACCTAAGGGTCTGTGGTTTACTGGCGAGGATGTTGGGATTGGATTTGCTACCATATACCAAAATGGAACTTCAGACGTGATTTCCCATGCTATAGAAGCATCTGCGTCGGGTAGATGTCTCTCGGTGTTAGCCGATTGCTCGTCGTGGGATCAGACATTTTTGACGGAGTCAATAATACCATACTACCAAGGCATAAAACGTGCAATCAGTGAGTTTGGTCAAGCTGATAGCGAAAATTATTATATGTATGATAATCAAAGAAAAGATGTGGTAGGTATGCGTTTAACCGAGACGATTGATTGGTTCAATGAGTACCAGAAAAAACGGATCTTTAACGCATCTTATCTGGGAGAAAGATATTCATTTAAAGTACAATATATGTGGTCGGGAAGACTAGATACTTTCTTCATGAACTCAGTACAGAACGCATTAATTACTGAAAGGATAGCTAATCAAGTAAGTTCAAGTGTAGCCGGATCTCCTAGTCTAGTTTGGTTTCAAGTAGCTGGAGACGACGCTATAATGGTATATAATGCCAACTCTATAACATCATCGGATCAAGTTGATGCAATCAGGAAAACCGTGGTTGATGAATATACGGCCGACAATCACATTATTAATCCACAAAAGACCGTTATCTCCCACATCTCAGGAGAATATGCTAAGATATATTACTATGCAGGTATGCATTTCAGGGATCCATCAATCCAGCTGCACGAGTCAGAGAAAATATCAAAAGCCACTAACATAACCGAGGTAATGAGAGGTTACGCTCAAGTAGCTTTTGAATATAATAAAAGGGCCATTGGGAGCTTACGTATAAATTCACTATATGCACGTTTATTGGCATCATTAGCATATTCAATAAATGTCAAACGTAGTGATGATGAATCAATTGAGAATAAACCAAATAGGAGGGGTTCTAAAGCTAAGGCAAGAAGCACCAAGACGAACAATCTCCGATCATTTTCGTCCGTGAAATATTATCCACCTCTAACATCAGTGATTACTCCAACCGGTGTTAAGGGAGGTTTGGGAATGAGCTTAAGTGGAATATCTTTAAATGAGATATTGATGATCAAGGAACTATTATTGGATCTGGTTGAGGCTGGGTTAAAGATAGTAGATCAGGTATCGTTTGAGCAAAATGAGATTGTGTCGAAATCTTTGATGCGACATTTTCTCCGTGACAGAAAGGACTTAATTAAGGAAATGGGATTGGATAAGGGAACTAAACCCGTGATGGCAGTGCGGTATAGATCCTCAGATTCAGCTTTCTCCTCAGGAAATTTTGAAAATGGAATTTCAATGAGATTAGAAAGCTTAGATTCGCACAAACTGAGTATAGCTAGGCAGTCAGAAGCAAAGCTGAAATCAGTTGGCGTAAACCTACCAAAAATGTACACATATGAGAATCTGCCATATTCCACCATAAATCAATCCCTTAAAGGGATAACTATAGACAAAGATCTAAGTCGCATGACAAACTCTGATCTAGTTGATCAATTACGAAGTATACCGGAATCTGAATGTAAAGGTAATTTGATTTCAAAATATCCAGTCTATGGATTGTTTAACGCAAGGCGGATCATCTCCATGGATGAGAAGGTGGATAATCCAATTAGATACATATCGACCCCAGATGAGGGAAAGGCGTTAGAGCGACTTATAGGGTCAAGAACAGGAATACAATTCAAGAATCAAGGATATGGAGGATCTCCAGCTATTGTTAGATTCATAAGGAGAAATGGGTTAACAATAACTGAAGAGAATCTGATTGACTTAGTAATTTCATCAGGAGCAATATCCTTAGCGAATCCGAAACAGAATATGATTGAATTATTCCAAGCCATATCAGGTGATCAGCAGTCATCACTCGAACTTGCGAACTTCTTCATGAATGAAAAACCGCATTGGGAAGATAAAGCCATATCGATTACTATCAATGGGTCAATATTGGAAAACTGTGACTCCAGAATTTCTAATATATCTAGATTCGTAAGTATAGATGCAATTAGAATTCCAGGTGATATTAAAAAGATGTTCACATATATTGCATATGTATACATGTGTCAAATGTTCATTTTGGATGAAAATACTCCTAGCAAGATACATATATCAATCAATGAAGAACAGTTGCGTGACTTCCTAATCTCAGCGAAGCCGATATCAAAGAATAGGATGAAGCAGACAATTGATATGAAATTTAGTAATCAGAACAGTGGTGTTACAATAGAGATCGATGAAGAGTCTTTATCCAGAACAGCTGATTTAGATTACGAAGTATTGAAATTAGTGCATCCACTCTCGGTGCCATTCTTGAGAAATTTATCGGAAGGGTCTCCTATGTGAGGAGCGACGTTATGTATTGACGAACCATTCTGTAGGAAGGCTAGGTAACTCGGTTGGGAGTTATCGAAACTGGCTCAAAATATTGAT